CTCTTCCGATCTGGTGTTTCGCGACCGCAGACGAGGGCTAGCGTCAGGTCTCACCAGTATCAAACGGGACTCATCGGTAAAAACGGCAGCAGATTTCCCCTTCCCCGTTCCGCAGTTCAATAGTTCACTAGATTTGTTCAACGTAAGGGGCTGCAAGAGCTTGCTTGTCACCTTTAGCGAGTTTGCGGCGATCAAGGGCTGCGCCAAGGGCTCAGTGACGGCGGCCACGAAGAGCCGCATTGCTGCGGCTGTGGTGGAGAAGGATGGGAAGCGGTGGCTGGATCGCGACCTGGCGCTGGAGCTGTGGGATCGGAACACTAAGGCAACGCACAACGCGAAGATCCGGCAGGGCGAGTCGATCGAGGAGTTGCCGGCCAACCCGCGGGAGCTGAAGCGCGCGATCGATGCGCTGCCAGATGATGCGATCCCGGAGCTGAACGAGAGCCGGGCCAGGCGCGAGCATTATCAGGCCGAGCTGGCGAAGCTGCAGGTGGCGCAACAGCGGAAGGAGCTGGTGCCAGCGGATGAGGTGAAGAAGGAGGCCTTTCAGATTGGCCGGAGCATCCGGGAGGCACTGAGCAACCTGGCCGACCGGCTGTCGCACCAGTTGGCGGGCGAGACCGATCCGGCGGTGATCCACCAGCTGCTGAGCGATGAGCACCGCGACGCGCTGCTGGCGCTGGCCGAGGCAAGCTCATGAGCACCTGGCGCGCGGCATTCCTCGAGGGATTGCGGCCGGAGCAGGCGCTGACGGTGAGCGAGTGGGCGGACAAGCATCGCCGGCTGAGCAGCAAGGCAAGCGCAGAACCTGGGCCATGGCGCACCAACCGGACGCCGTATCTGCGCGAGCCGATGGACTGCCTGAGCAGCAACAGCCCGGTGCAGCGGGTGGTGATGATGTTCGCGGCGCAGACGGGCAAAACGGAGAGCGGCAGCAACTGGCTGGGCTATGTGATCGCGCACGCGCCGGGGCCGATGTTGCTGGTGCAGCCGACGGTCGAGATGGCCAAGAGGCTCAGCAAGCAGCGGCTCGAGAGCCTGATCACCGAGACGCCGGTGCTGGCGCAGAAGATCGCGCCGAGCAGGAGCCGGGACTCAGGCAACACGATGTTTGCGAAGGAGTTCCCGGGCGGAATGATGCTGCTCACCGGGGCCAATAGTGCGACGGGTCTGCGCTCGACACCGTGCCGCTACATCTTCTGCGATGAGATCGACGCTTTCCCGACGGATGTGGACGGTGAAGGCGACCCGGTGAGCTTGGCCGAGAAACGGGCGACCACGTTTGCCCGGCGCAAGATCCTGCTCACCAGCACGCCGACGGTGAAGGATTTCAGCCGGATCGAAGCCGAGTATCAGCGCAGCGATCAGCGGCGGTTCTATGTGCCGTGCCCGAGCTGCGGAACGATGCAGTGGCTGAAGTGGGCGCAGCTGAAGTGGGAGAAGAACGATCCGGCCACGGCTGCCTATGAGTGCGAACACTGTCGCGAGCGGTTCGCCGAGATCCACAAGCCAGCGCTGCTGCGGCAGGGCGAATGGCGCGCGACGGCACCAAGCGACGGCAAGACGGCGGGCTACCAGCTGTCGGGGCTTTACAGCCCGCTGGGATGGCTGAGCTGGGCCGACATGGTGGACGACTTCCTGCGGGCAAAGACCGACGCGCCGATGCTGAAGAGCTTCGTGAACACGCGGCTGGCGGAGACGTGGGAGGAAGACTTTGCCAGCAAGGTGAGCGCCGACGCGCTGCTGCAGCGATGCGAGCCGTATGCGTCGGGCCAGCTGCCGGAGGGCGCGCTGGCGGTGACGATCGGCGTGGACGTGCAGGGCGGCGGCGGATCAGCTGGCGACCGCCTGGCGGTAAGTGTGTGGGCCTGGGGCCGGGAGGAAGAGGGCTGGCTGATCGACCACCAGGAGATCTTCGGCGACCCGTGCCGGCCGGAGGTGTGGAAGCAGCTGGACGTGCTGGTGCTGCACCAATGGGAGCACGCTGGGGGCGGCAAGCTGCGCGCCGATGTGGTGTGCGTGGACTCAGGCGGCCACGCGACCGCGGAGGTCTACCAGTACGCCAGGGAGCGCGCTGGTTCGGGCGTGATTGCGGTCAAGGGCCAGAGCGTGCGCGGCAAGCCACCGATCGGCAAGGCCAGCAAGGTGGACATCAACGCGCAAGGCCGAACGCTGAAGCGCGGTGCGCAGGTGTTCCCGGTGGGCGGCGACACGATCAAGACGACGCTGTTCGGGCGGCTGAAGCACAACGAGCCGGGGCCTGGGTTCCTGCACTTCCACGCGCAGACGGGCAGCGAGTATTTCGAGCAGCTGACGGCCGAGAAGCAGGCGCTGCGGTACGTGAAGGGCTTCCCGGTGCGGGAATGGGTGAAGAAAGCAAGCGCGCGGAACGAGGCGCTGGATTGCCTGGTCTACGCGTATGCGGCGGTACATCGCCTCTATCAGCGGTTTGATCGCAGAACGATCTGGGATCAGCTGGAGAAGCGGCTGGAGAAACCGGATGTCGAGCCACGCAAGCCGCGCCTAAGATCGGAGAAAGCCGCGGCGTCGGCGTTCGTCCGCAACTGGTGAAGCCGTGAACATCCCCGCGCAAATCCGAGCCGGTGACACGGTGAAATGGCGTGAGGTTGCAAGCAGCGACAATCTTGGCAACCCGATCAGCAGCAGCGACGGCTGGGCGCTTTACTACTACCTGCGGACCAACACCGCGAGCGAAGGCGCCACGGTGACCGGCACGGCCTTTGGCACCGGGTGGGAGTTCACGATCGCACAGGCCACCAGCGCCGCGTTCGATGCCGGCAGCTGGTATTGGCAGGCTGAAGCGCGCAACAGCGGCGTGCATGTGACGCTGGGCGCCGGCCAGCTCGAGGTGCTGCCTGGGCTGAGCTACACGGGCACCCCTGGTGCGTTCGATGGCAGGAGCCAGGCGCAGAAAGATCTGGACGCGGTGCAGGCGGCGATCCGGGCGATGATCTCCGGCGGTGCGGTGGCCGAGTACACGATCGGCAATCGGCGGCTGAAGAAGCTGGAGATGGCTGATCTTCTGGCGCTGGAATCTAATCTGAAGGCCAGCGTGAAGCGCGAACAGGCCGCGCAGCTGCAGGCCAACGGCCTGGGCAATCCCCACAACCTTTTCGTGCGCTTCTGATGGGCATCCGATCCTCGATCCTCGGCTGGCTGCAGCGCGGTACGGCACCAGCACCGGCACCCCGGCGGCGGATGTACCAGGGCGCGATGGTCAGCCGACTGACCAGCGACTGGGTGACGGGCGGCACCAGCGCCGACGCTGAGATCAAGGGCAGCCTTCCGCGGCTGCGGAACCGCTCGCGGCAGCTGGTGCGCGATAACGACTACGCGCGGCAGGCGATCCGCGCAGTCAAAAACAACGTGGTGGGCACCGGCATCAAGATTCAGGCGCAGGTGCGGATGGTGCGCGGCGGCGGGCGTTTGGACCAGTCGGTGAACGACGCGATCGAGAGCGCGTGGAAGGTCTGGAGCAAGAAGCAGCACTGCCACACCGGCGGCCGGCTGAGCTGGCATGACATGGAGCGCCTGGTGATCGGCGCGATGGCCGAGTCGGGCGAGGTGTTCCTGCGCAAGGTGCGGCAGCCGTTTGGCGGCGGGAAGGTGCCGTTTGCGCTGGAGGTGATCGAGTCGGATCTGCTCGACGACACCTACACGGGCAGCAGCACAATCAACGGCAACGAGTGGCGGATGGGGGTCGAGTGCGACCGCTGGGGCCGGCCGGTGCAGTATGCGTTTTTGAGGAAGCACCCCGGCGACGGCCAGTTTCAGGGGCAGCCTGGGGCACGCCACCAGCTGATCCCGGCGGCCGAGATCATCCACCTCTACCTGATGGACCGGCCCGGCCAGACCCGGGGCGTGCCGTGGCTGGCGACTGCGATCCAGCGGCTGCACCACCTGGCGGGCTACGAGGAGGCGGAAGTGATCCGCAGCCGGGCCTCGAGCGCGCTGATGGGCTTCATCGAATCACCAGAGGGCGAGCTGCAGGGCGATGAGGTGGTGGACGGCGAGCGGGTGTCGAACTTCGAGCCCGGCGTCTTCAAGTACCTGGCCCCCGGCGAAAAGGTGACGGTGCCGCAGCTCGACGCACCGGATGGGCAGTTTGAGCCATTTCTGCGGGCCATGCTGCGGGGCATGGCGGCCGGCGTTGGGTGCAGCTACGAGAGCATCAGCCGCGACTTCAGCCAGACCAACTATTCCAGCAGCCGGCTGTCGCTGCTCGAGGATCGCGATCACTGGCGCGCGCTGCAGCAGTTCCTGATCGAGAACCTGCACCAGCCGGTGTTCGAGGCCTGGCTGGAGATGGCGGTGCTCGGCGGTGCGCTGAACCTGCCGTTCTACGAGACCGATCCAGAGCGCTACCGGGCAATCCGGTGGATGCCCCGCGGCTGGGCATGGGTGGATCCGGCCCGGGAGGTGCAGGCCTACAAGGACGCAGTGCGCTGCGGCTTCAAGACGTTGGGCGAGGTGGTGGCCGAGCAGGGCGGCGACCTCGAGGAGCTGCTGATGGCCCGGGCAGCTGAGCTCGCGATGACGAATGACCTCGACCTGACCTTCGACACCGACCCGCATGAGGTGAACGCCTCAGGCACGCAGCAGGCGGGCGATGTGACCGAGGACCAGGCCGAGGAGATGGATCCGGCGAGTGACCCGGACTTGGCCGACGATAATGGGGAAGACAACACCGAGGGCACCGATGGACCTATCGCGTGATCTTGAAGGGCAGCTGCTGAAGCGCGCCGCAGTCGCTGACTTCACGGTCAGCGAAGACGAGCGCACCATCGAGTTCCCCTTCTCTTCTGAATATCCCGTCGCCCGTTACTTCGGGAACGAGATCCTGGCCCACACCGGTGAGGCGGTGGATCTGGCCCGCCTCTCTGATGGCGCGCCGTTGCTGTTCAACCATGACCCGGCCCGGGTGATCGGTGTGGTCGAGCGGGCCTGGATCGACGGCAAGAAAAAGCGCGGCTATGTGGCCGTCAAGTTCAGCCGCAACGCTTTCGCTCAGGAAGTATTGGCCGACGTGAAAGACGGCGTGCTGCGCAATGTGTCGGTCGGCTACCAGATCGCCGACATGGAACAACGCGGCGAAGACTTCGTGGCGACTCGCTGGAGTCCCTACGAAGTGAGCGTGGTTAGCATACCCGCAGACCCAACGGTCGGCGTCGGGCGTGCTCTCGACGCTCAACCTGCGGCCCCCGCCGCAACTCCAACCCCCCAACCAGAACCTGAGGTTCCGATGGACAACACCCCTGACATCTCAGCGGTGCGGGCTGAAGCGGCTGCCGAGGCTGCTAAGGCTGAGCGCGCCCGCATTGCCGGCATCTCTGCCCTGACTGAAAAGCACGGGATGGCCGATCTTGGCCGCCAGCTGATCGAAGGCGGCCGCAGCCTCGATGAAGCCCGCGCTGCTGTGCTCGACAAGCTGGGCATCAAGCCCGTCGAGACCGTGGCCCCTGTTGAAATGGCCGCTCAAGAGCGCGCCGGGTACAGCATCACCGCTGGCATCCGCGCCATGCTGACCGGCGACTGGTCCAGCCGCGAGGCCGGCCTGGTGCGTGACCTCTCCCGCGAAGTGGAGAAGTCCGGCGTCGCCAAGACCACCGAGCGGAGCTTCTTCGTTCCCTTCTCGGCTCTGGGCGGCCAGCGCGCCACCTACGTGACCTCCGGCGCCACCACCGGCGGCAACCTGGTTGCCACCGACCTGATGGCCGATGAGTTCATCGAGTTTCTCCGCAACAACGCGGTGATGCTCCAGCTGGGCGTGCGCACCATGCCTGGCCTGGTTGGCAACGTGGCGATCCCCCGCCGTTCCGGTGTGGCTTCGACCTACTACCTCAGCAGCCAGACCACCGCGATCACCCAGTCGGAATCGACTTTCGATCAGGTGACCCTGGCGCCCAAGAACCTGGCCGCCCTGTCCAAGTACAGCCGCCAGACCCTCCTGCAGGGCACCCCTGGCATCGAGGAGCTGGTCCGTCGTGACCTGACCGATGGCATCAACCTCGCCATCGACCTCGGCATCATGAACGGCTCCGGCTCCAGCGGCCAGCCCACCGGCATCATGCAGACCTCCGGCATCGGCTCGGTGGCCATGGGCACCAACGGCGGCGCTGTGACCCTCGAGAAGGTGGTCGATCTGGAAGCTGCCGTGATGAACGTCAACGGCGCCGTCAACCCCGGCAACGTGGCTTACCTGACCAACTACAAGGTGCTGGCAGCCCTGAAGAAGCTGCGCGCTGGCGGTTCCACCACCGGCGACGGTCCCTTCCTGTTCAACGCTGATGCAGCCCGCATCGGCCGCGGCCCGACCCCCGGCACCCTGAACGGCTACCCTCTGGCCGCCACCAACCAGGTTCCTAGCAACCTGACCAAGGGCAGCAGCAGCGGCGTCTGCTCCGCTCTGCTGATGGGCGACTTCAGCCAAGCCATCGTCGGCTTCTGGGGCAACGGCCTCGAGATCACCGTGGGTGAGGACCAGGACGACTTCAGCAAGGCTCTGACCAGCGTTCGCGGCATCGTCACCTATGACGTGGCCGTGCGCGATCCCAAGAGCTTCGCCGCCATCCTGGACATCACCACCTGATAGGAGCGGGGGCGGGCAACCGCCCCCTTTTTTTCATGAAGGTTCTCATCACAACCGACTGCGCGGCTCAGGGCCAGTACCTCGAGGCTGGCAAGGCCTACGAGCTGGATTCCAACGTGGCGGCCGAGCTGATGCGTTTCGATCGGGCTGTCGAGGCTCCGGCCGAGGAGCTCAAGCCAAAGGCCCCCCGCAAGGTGAAGGCCGATGGCGATCAGTGAAGACCTGACGGTGTTCCTGAACGATTTCGGTGTCAGCTGCACGGCTGGCGCCATTTCGGCATTGGGCATCCTGGACATGCCGAGCCAGATCATCTCTGGCGACATGGTGCTGAGCACTGATTACACGCTGACGGCCCGCTTCGCCGACTTCGGCGGGCTCAAGTACGGCGACGCGATCGCGGTGGGTGGCACCAACTACCAGGTGCGCGAGACCCGAAGGATCGACGACGGCGCCTTTGTTGAAATCGGGCTGATGAAGACATGACCACCAAGCGCGAGACGATCCTGGCCGCTGTGCGCACGGCTCTCACCGGCACCACCGGCGTGAGCACGCGGATCTACCGCAGCCGCGTGGAACCGATCACGCGCGAGGAGAGCCCGGCGATCGTCGTCGAGCCGCTGAGCGACACCGCCAGCCAGAACACCAGCCTGCCAACGCTTGACTGGGCGATGACGGTGCGGGTGACCGTGATCGTGCGCGGTGCCATCCCGGACCAGCAGGCCGATCCGATCGTGGAAAGCCTGCACGGCAAGCTGATGGCTGACCTGACGCTGGGCGGCTACGCGATCGACATCCAGCCGATCGGCGTCACTTTTGTGCTGACCGAGGCCGATGGCGCAGCTGGCGAGATCCAGTGCGACTATCGTGTCTTGTACCGAACCTCCGTCACAAATCTCGCGAGCTGATCATGGCTACGATGGTGGACGAATACTGGGGCCAGGGCGGGACTTACCTGCTCGACTCCAAAACCGGCAAGCGGAAGCTCATTGAGCGGACAGAGCCGGCCCAACCCCTCAACCCAGAACCTGAGGTTTTGAGCAATGGCACTCCTGAGCCGCAAACGCCTGATCCTGGCGAAGACTGAGTCCACCTACGGCACTGATTCGACCCCTGCCGGCACTGATGCAGTGCTGGTGCGGTCCCTTGAGGTGACCCCGTTGGAGTCTGATGTGGTCAGCCGTGACCTCATCCGCCCCTATTACGGCAACAGTGACCAGCTGCTGGCGAACATCCGCGTGCGCTGCAGCTTTGAGGTGGAGCTGGCCGGCTCCGGCACTGCTGGCACAGCCCCTCGCTTCGATGCGCTGCTGAAGTCGTGCGCGCTGTCGGCCACGATCGTCGCGAGCACCTCGGTGACCTACGCGCCGGTGTCCGCCAGCTTCAGCTCCTGCACGATCGTCTACAACGTGGATGGCGTGCAGCACAAGCTGACCGGCGCCCGCGGCACGGTCACTATGAACTGCCAGCTGGGACAGATCCCCACCCTGCAGTTTGAGATGACGGGCATCTACAACGCACCGACCGATACGGCGCAGCCTTCGGTTACCTACTCCAACCAGGCCACGCCGCTGATCTTCAAAGAAGGGAACACCTCCTCCTTCTCCTTCTTCAGCTACGCCGGCTGCCTGATGTCGGTGGACTTCAACCTGGCCAATGAGATCGTCTATCGCGAGCTGATCGGCTGCACAAAGGAAGTCCTGATCACCGACCGCAAGCCGGCCGGCACGGTGGTGATTGAAGCGCCGACCATCGCCACGAAGGACTATTTCAGCGCCGCCCTTGGCACCGCCACCGGCAACCTGACCTTCCTGCACGGCACCACGGCAGGAAACCGGGTAACCTTCACCGCATCCCAGGTTGATGCCACCCAGCCGAGCTACTCGGATCAGGACGGCATCCAGATGCTCAACGTTCCCTACGTGGCCCTTCCCACCACGGCAGGCAACAACGAGTTCTCCCTGGCCTTCACCTGATCGGAGCACCTGATGTTCGTTCTCTCGCAGAGCGAGTCTTACAACTGGCCGGTCGCCGTCGAGTTTCCAATCGATGGCGGCCGGTTCGACAAACAGACCTTCGACGCAGAGTTTCGCCGCCTGCCTCAGTCCCGGATCCGCGAGATCTGGGATCAGATTCAGGCCGGCGATCTCAGCGACGACGAGCTCTGTGATCAGGTGCTGGTCGGCTGGTCCGGCATCCAGGACGGCAAGGGCAGCGAAGTGCCCTACAGCGAGAAGGCCAAGGCCGACCTGCTGAACGTGCCCTTGGTTGCCGCGGCCGTGGTCAGCAGCTGGCTCGACAGCCTCAGCAAGGGCAAGAGAAAAAACTGACAGCCGCCGCTGAGCATTGGGCCGGCGGCGGTAAAGACAGCGGCAAGCAACTGGACGATGACGCAGCCGCTTTCGGCGTGATCATCGAGGAGCCTGAGCTGGAGGTGTTCAAGGTCTGGCCCGAGAACTGGGATGCAGTGGTCATGTGGTGCCGGGTGCAAACTCAATGGCGGACCAGTGCTGGCGGGGCGATTGGCCTCGATTACTCGGTGCTGGCTTGGCTCTTTAAGATGTACGCAGTAGACGACCCGCGCGCGCTCCTGGAGGACCTGCAGGTGATGGAAGGCGCAGCGCTGGCAGCAATGAACAGGGAGAGCTGAGATGGCGCTGCAGCTCCCGACCGCGATCACTTTCTCGACCAAGCTCGAGGGCACGGGCCTCGATCAGCTGAAGCGCAACCTGCAGGGGTTGAGCCAGCAGAGCAATGTCAGCAAGCGGTCGCTTGATCAGCTCTACACCGCGACCAAGGTGCTCGGCAGCGCGTCGAACAACACGGTGGCCGGCCTGCAGCGGACCGTTGGCGCGCTGAAGGCGCTGCGTGACAATGCCGAGTTTGGCAGCCGCAAGTTCAGGCTTCTGACCAACGACATCCAGGCTGCTGAGGCACGCCTGCGCAAGTTTCAGGGCGCAGCGTCGGCATCGGGTGGCTTATCCCGTGGCGGGGCGCTCCTGGCGGGCTTTGCGGGCGGTGTGGCGGGCTCTTTGACCACCATGGCGGCCAGTGGCGCCATGGATGCCGTGCGCGGCACTGTGCAGGCTGGCTTGGCGGCAGAGACCGCGCGCGTGCGGTTGAAGGCGCTCACCGACCAGTTCGGCGAATACAACCAAGCGCAGGCGGCATCGGCGCGCATCGCGCAGACGCTGCGCATCAGCCAGACCGAGGCCGAGGATGCGTTCTCGAAGCTCTACGCGGCGCTGCGCCCCACCGGCGTGACGCTGAAGGAGGTGGAAGACGCTTACATCGGCTTTACGGCTGCTGCTCGTGCCAGCGGCGCCACCGCGACCGAATCCGCGGCAGCGTTGGAACAGTTGAAGCAGGCGCTCGGCTCCGGCGTGCTGCAGGGCGATGAACTGCGCTCGATCCGCGAGCAGGCACCGGCGGTCGGGCAGGCGATCGCCAAGGAGCTCGGCGTCACCGTCGGCGAGCTAAAGAAACTGGGCTCGGAAGGCAAGATCACCACCGATGTGGTGCTCAAGGCCCTGGCGCGGCTCAAGGGCGAAAAGCTCGATGATCTGAACGCGCAATTCAACACCGGCGCGCAGGCGCTGAAGGATCTGCAGATTGCGGCCGAGAATGTCGGTAAGTCGCTGAGCCGGATCTTCGGACCGACAGCGCTGAAGGTGGTTAAGGATTTTGCCGCCGGCCTGCAAGACGTGGCCAGCGTGCTTGGCGCGCTCGGCGGCGACAAGGGTGCCGAGGCTGTTCTGCAAGATCGCATCCGCGCGCGTGACCGGGCTGCAGCAGAGGCTGGCAGCCGATTTGGCCTGTTCGACCTTGGCGGCAAGGAAGCATTTTTTCAGCAGCGCCAGGACCAGCTGTTCCAGCAGTTCCAGCGGGAGCGTGCCGCCGCCGCTCGAGGTGATCGCCCCAACGCAGCGCAGCAGCAGGCGCAGGATGCTGCCGCACGCGAGCGCCAGCAGGCGCGTGAACGCGCTGGCATGGAAGAGGCCAAGAAGCGCCTCGCCGAGCAGCTGAAGATCCGCGAGGAAACCGAAAAGCGGCTTCGGGACTTCCGCGAGCAGTCGATCCAGCGCGCGGCCCAGCTTGAGCGCGACCTGGGCGACCAGCGGCAGGAGCTGGAGCGCAGCACGGCAGAGGCCCGCCGGCGCGTGCAGCAGCAGCAGCAGGACTTTGCCCTGGAGGCCGAACGGCAGCGCCTGCGCGGCGCTGGCCTGGGCACCGAGGCGCTCGACACCCAGGCACGGCTCAACGAAGCCACCCGCCGCTTCACCGAGCAGAAGATCCAGATCGAGCAGAGCGCCACCGATCGCAGGGTGCAGATCGAGCGCACGCTGGCCGACTACCAGCTCAGCGTCGCGCGGGGGATCAGCGACATCCTGCAGGATGCCGCCGACAAAATGGCCAAGAAGATGGCCGCCGGTGGTCAAGCAGCAGCTGCAGCCATGACGGGCTCACCGATGGCCCCGGGCGGCATCATCGCCCGCACCGGCAGCACCGGACAGAGCACCGGCCCGCACCTCGACGCGCGCTGGGCTGATGGGCGCCGGATCACGGCAGCTGATGCTGACCGCTATCTGAGCGTCAACGGGCGCTCCCCATCGAGCTACGGCGTCACCAGCGGCTATGGCCCCCGCAGCATGTTTGGGCGCAACTTCCACGCCGGAATGGATTTCGGCACCCCGAGCGGCAGCGGCATCACCCTCAAGAGCGGCGCGAGCGTGCTCCGGGACCTGGGCTTCACCGGCGCCGGCGGCTACGCAGTGGAGATCGACACACCGGAGGGCCGGATGCGGCTCCTGCACCTGCAGGCAGGCTCCGCCAACGCGCGCCCCGTTGGCAGCGCCAGGCAGCTCATTGGCCGCCCTGGATCGGTCGTAGGGGCCGCTGGCGTCAATGCAGCGGGGCAAAGGCTGGACGCTGCGGTGGGCGCCAATCGCTCGGCAGGCCTGGCCGCGGCCGCCGGCGACCTGGTGAACAGCCGCCAGGCAGAACTGGGCACCATCACCAGCCAGCTGGACCAGCAGCGCAAGTCAGTGCGCGAGCAGCGCGAAGACTATCAGCGCATGGTGGAGCTGCAGCGCAGCGGGCTGAGCCCTGAGCTGGCCCGTCAGGCCGTCGAGCGCGAACGGGTGGCTACGGCTGAGCAAGCAAGCCTGCAAGTGCTCCAGCAGCAGCTGGTGACTGACTTGCAATCAAAAGACTTCACCGCCGAGCAGCGAGCCAACCTTGAGGCAATCCTCAAGTCCACGCAGGATCGGCTGGCAGCGCAGCCCGGCATCATCCAAGGGCTCACGACTGAGGAGCAGGCGCTGGCGCGGATGCAGCAGGCCTACGAACAGAAGAAGCAGCTGGTCGAGGGCATCGCCAACTCAATCGGCAACGGCATCGGCTCGGCCATCGACCTGCTGATCGATGGCACCGACAACTGGGGACAGAGCCTGCAGCAGATCGCGGCCGGCGTGCTGAAGGACATCGCCCGGCAGCTCGCCCAGACCTTGGTGGTGGCGCCGATCGTGAAGGGCATCACCAGCATGTTCGGCTTCGCCGACGGCGGCATCATGACCGGCGACGGTCCGCTGCCGCTGCGGAAATACGCAGGCGGCGGCATCGCCAGCAGTCCGCAGCTGGCCATGTTCGGCGAAGGCTCGATGCCCGAGGCCTACGTGCCGCTTCCTGATGGCCGACGGATCCCGGTGGCGATGAAGGGCGGCGGAGGCGGCACCAACGTGGTGGTGAACGTGGACGCGTCTGGCAGCCAGGTGCAGGGCGACGCCGGCAAGGGCGAACAACTCGGCCGCGTGATTTCGCAGGCGGTGCAGGCAGAATTGGTCAGGCAAAAGAGGCCTGGCGGCCTCTTGACGGCATAACCGATGGCGACCTTCACCTACACACCCAGTTTCGAGGCCACCGAGGCCAGCAAGCCGCGGGCGCGCAAGTTTCAGGCCGGCGACGGCTATGAACAGCGCGTGCGCTTCGGCCTGAACACCAACCCGAAGGAGTGGAGCCTGGTGTTCTCCAACCGAGATGACACCGAGCGCGACACGATCCTGGCGTTCCTCGATGCCCGCGGCGGTGTGGAAAGTTTCGACTGGACACCTCCCCGCGGCACCGCCGGCAAGTACGTCTGCGAGGACTGGCAGACGACGCTGAGCAACTGCAACAACAACCAGATCCGCGCCACCTTCCGGCAGGTATTTGAGCCGTGACCGTTCCCGTTTCCGATCTTCAGGCGATCGCCCCTAGCGCCGTCATCGAGCTGTTCGAGCTGGAGCTGAACGTGGCGCAGCACGGGATTGCTGACACCTATCGGTTCCATGCCGGCACCAATCTCAACAGCAACGGCGAGGTGATCTGGGCCGGCAATAACTACCTGCGGTTTTCGGTCGAGGCGGAGGGCTTCGAGTACGCCGGTCAGGGGCAGCTGCCGCGGCCCAAGGTGCGCGTGAGCAACATCCTCGGCACGATCACGGCGCTGCTGCTGAGCCTGCCCGACGGGCTCGATGGCGCCAAGTTCACGCGGATCCGCACGCTCGCCCGCTACATCGACGCGGCCAATTTCCCCGGCGGCACCAACCCCTACGGCGCGCCTGACCCGACCGCCGAGTTTCCGCGCGAGATCTTCTACGTGGACCGCAAGGTCACCGAGACGCGCGACGTGGTTGAGTTCGAGCTGGCCGCATCGTTCGACCTCGCCGGCGTGCGCGCGCCGAAGCGGCAGTGCATCGGCAACATCTGCCAGTGGGAGTACCGCTCGACCGAGTGCGGCTACACCGGCAGCAGCTACTTCAACGAGAACGACCAGGCGGTCGCCACCCTGGCGGCTGACGTGTGCGGCAAGAAGCTCAGCAGCTGCAAAGCCCGGTTCGGCAGCACCGCCGAGCTGCCGTTCGGCTCCTATCCAGGCATCGGAGCCTACTTCGCATGAGCTGGCGCGACGCTGCACTCGAGCACGCGAAGGCAGAGGATCCGCGCGAAGCCTGCGGCCTGCTGGTGGTCGTCAAGGGCCGCGAGCGCTACTGGCCGTGCCGCAACCTGGCCGCCGGCGCCGAGCAGTTCATCCTCGATCCGCTTGATTTCGCCGCGGCCGAGGATGCCGGCGAGATCACCGCGGTGGTGCACAGCCATCCCGTTACCCCGCCGCTGCCCAGCCAGGCCGATCTGCTGGCCATCGAGGCCACCGGGCTGCCGTGGTGGATCGTCAACCCCAAAACCGAGGCATGGAGCCCTGAGCTGTGCCCCAGCGGCTACCAGGCGCCGCTGATCGGCCGCGAGTGGACCTGGGGCATCACCGACTGCTGGACGCTGGCGCGCGACTGGTACGCCGAACACGGCCTGCAGCTTCCCGATTGGGACCGGCCACTGACGCCAGAGCAGTTTGAGGCTGACCCGCTGTTCGATCGCTACTGGAAGGATGCCGGGTTCCGCGAGCTGGACGACGACGAACCGCTCGAGCCGGGCGACGCGCTGCTGATGAGCATCACCGGGCCGGGGCTGAACCATGTCGGGGTCTACATCGGCGACCAGCTGGTGCTGCATCACATCCGCGGCCGGCTGTCGAGCCGCGACCTGTACGGCGGCTGGCTGCTGAAATGCACTGGCCGCCGGCTCCGGCACTACGATGCAGGGAGGCTCGAGCTGGGCTGATGCTGCGCACGATCCGCATCTATGGGCGCCTGGCCAAGTTCCTCAAGCGCCGGAGGTTTGAGGCCGAGGTGAGCAGCGCGGCCGAGGCCGTGCGTTTTCTGCTGGCCAACTTCCCGCAGCTCGAGAAGCACATGGCGCAGCAGCACTACCGGGTGACGGTGGGCAGCTACGACCTGGCCGAAGCCGAGCTGCACGACCCGGCAGGCAGCCAAGAGATCAAGATCATCCCCGTCGTCGCTGGTGCCGGCGCGGTGGGTCGCATCATCGCCGGCGTGGCGCTGATTGCGCTGGCCACTGTGGTGAGTTTTGGCACCCTAACGATTGGTGCAACTGCCATCGCTCTGAATGGTGTCGTGTTCGGGATTGGCGCCGCTTTGGCGCTTGGCGGCGTGGCGCAGCTGCTCACGCCAGTGCCAACGATGAACGGCAGCATGACGGACACCAACAAGGATCCCCGCAAGAGCTACAGCTTCTCCGGCGTGCAGCAAACAAGCCGCGCAGGTGTGCCCGTGCCGATTGTCTACGGCGAGACGCTGGTCGGCTCGGTGGTGATCTCGGCCGGCATCGACACGGTGCAGACATGAGCAGGATCGTCGGCGCTGGTGGTGGTGGTGGGTGCTTCCTAGGCCACACTCTTGTGCGCGTGCCCGATGGCATTCGCCGGATTGATGAGCTGCAGGCTGGCGATGCAGTCCTGAGCTTTGACGACCAGGGCCAGCTGCATCAAGCCACGGTTCTCAAGGTCCACATCCACGAAGGCGAGCGCGTGGTGCGCTACCGCCTGTGGGGCGGCGCGGTGCTCGATGCCACCCCGAACCACTGGGTCCTGAACCAGTTCAACGCCTTCGTCGAGATCGGCACGCTCGGCGCCGACGACTGCCTGGTGGATGAGAACGGTCACCTCCGGCCGATCGTTGAGCGCACCGAGCACGGCTGCGGCACGGTCTACAACCTCACGGTCGAGGGTCATCACACCTTCATTGCCGGCGGCATCAGGGTGCACAACGCAGGCCTTGGGCTCGGCATTGTCGGCGCAGGTGGCGGCGGCGGCGGCGGTGGCGGCGGCGGCAAGGGTGATGGCGGCGGCACCACCTACACCCCCACCGAAGCGGGCGACACGCTCAACAGCACGCAGTACGCCAACCTGGTTGACCTGATCAGCGAGGGCGAGATTCAGGGGCTGAAGAACGGCCACCAGTCGATCTACGTGGACAACACGCCGCTGCAGAACGCAGACGGCTCCTACAACTTCAAGAACGTCACCGTCACCACCCGCAACGGCACGCAGAACCAGACCTATATCCCGCTTACGGCTGACATCGAGAACGAGAAGCCGGTGGGCGTGCAGGTGTTGCAGGCCACGCCGGTAGTCCGCAGCATCACCAGCAACACGGTCAACGCGGCACGTATCACGATCACCTCGCCAGCGCTGCAGGAATTCCCGTCCAACGGCGACATTATCGGCTCCAGCTTCAGCCTGGACATTCAGGTTCAGTACAACAGCGGCGGCTACACCACCGTTCTGTCCGACACGGTATCGGGCCGCAGCGGTGACCAGTTCCAGCGGGACTATCTGGTGCCGTTTACGGGCGCGTTCCCGGTCGATGTGAAGGTGATCCGCACCTCGGCCGACAGCGGAACATCAAGGGTTCAAAACTCGTTCAGCTGGTCCAGCTACACCGAGATCACCTACGCCAAGCTGCGCTACCCGAACAGCGCGCTGGTGGCGTTGCGAGTGGACGCCGAGCAGTTCAATTCGATCCCTAACCGCAGCTATCTGGTGCGCGGCATCAAGGTGGCTATTCCCAGCAATGTCACGGTTGACTCGACCACCGGGCGGTTGATCTATGCCGGCGTCTGGAACGGGTCCTTCGGTGCTGCAGCGTGGACCACTGACCCGTGCTGGATCCTGTGGGATCTGCTCACCTCGACCCGCTACGGCTTTGGCGATCACATCCAGGCCGCACAGCTGGACAAGTGGGCCTTCTACGCCGCCAGCCAATACGCCTCGACCCTGGTGCCGGATGGCTTCGGGGGCACCGAGCCGCGCTTCTCCGCCAACATCAACATCCAGACGCAGGAGGACGCCTACAAGCTGATCAACGACATGTGCTCGGTGTTTCGGGCCATGCCCTACTGGTCCACCGGCGCGCTCACCGTCAGCCAGGACAGCCCGGCCGATCCGGCCTACCTGTTCACCTACGCGAACGTCTCTGAAGAGGGTTTCAGCTATCAGGGGGGCAGCCTCAAGACCCGGCCGACAGTGGCGGTGGTCAGCTACCTGAACCTCGACAAGCGCGACATCGACTACGAAGTGGTCGAGGACCAGGACGCGATCGGGAAGTACGGCGTCGTCACCCGCGAGATCTCGGCGTTCGCCTGCACCAGCCGCGGCCAAGCGCACCGTTTGGGTGAGTGGCTGCTCTATTCAGAGTGGTACGAGAACGAAGTGGTGAGTTTCACCGCATCGATCGACGCCGGCGTGCTGGTGCGCCCTGGCCAGATCATCGAGATTAGCGACCCGATGCGTGCCGGTGTGCGCCGCGGCGGCCGGATCAGTGCAGCCACCACCACGGCCATCACCGTGGACGACGCCACCGGGCTCACATTGAGCCTCGGGGCAACGCTGTCGGTGATCCTGCCCAACGGCACCGTGCAGAGCCGGGCGGTCAGCGGCATCGCCGGCAACGTGATCACGGTTTCCAGCGCCTTCAGCACAGCGCCAAACGCAAACAGCATCTGGGTCTACGAGACCACCGACATCCAGACCTCGACCTGGCGGGTGCTGTCGGTGCAGGAGCAGGACGGCGCGCAGTACGCCATCAGCGCGCTGGCCTACAACGCCAGCAAGTACGGCTACATCGAGCGCGACCTGCAGCTCGAGCAGCGCGACATTACCAACCTCAACGAAATCCCGCCGGCGCCGACCAACCTGCAGGCGATCGAGGCGCTCTACGAAAACAACGGCCGGGCACTGTCGAAGCTGGTGCTGAGCTGGCAACCGGCGCCGGCGGTCAACCAGTACCGCGTGCGCTGGCGTGCGGCGAATGGCAACTGGACCACAGCGACGCAGACCCGCCTCGACTACGAGATCCTCGACACCACTGCCGGCCGGTACGAGATCGAGGTTTACAGCTTGAACGCAGGCCTGCGGCAATCGGTGGCGCCGGCCAGCCTGACGGTGCAGGTTTTTGGCAAGACCGCACTGCCGGTGGCCGTCACCGGCCTATCTCTGATCCCGATCGATGGAGCCAGCGCCATCCTCAGCTGGGATCGCAGCGACGAGCTCGACGTGCTGCTGGGCGGCAAGGTGTTGATCCGCCACAACGTCGCGCTGAGCGGTGCGCTGTGGGAAGAAAGCCAGGAGATCGTGGCCGCAGCTGCCGGCAGCCAGACGCAGAAGCAGGTGCCGCTGCTCGAGGGCACCTATTTGGTGAAGTTCGAGGACGACGGTGGCAACCGGTCGCTGGCGGCCACCACGGTGGTGGTGAACCTGCCCACACCGCAACCGCGGCAGCTGGTGCAGTCCTATGCCGAGGAAACCGAGACACCGCCGTTCAGCGGCAACTACACCGACATGTTCTACGTCGCCAATCTGGCGGAAGCTGGCGGCGCCAGCGGCATCATCCTGAGCAACGGCGTGGCGGTGGATGCCATGGCCACAAACGGCAACTGGGATGGCTTGCCGTCGATCGACAGCGTGGGCGGCGTGCGGCCTGAGGGCGAGTACGAGTTCGGCTCGACCTATGCCTTCCCGGGCATCTTCGACTGCAACCTGCGCCGGCGGCTGGTCACCATGCCCTACCTGCCCGGCGACTTCTGGGATGACAACACCGACCTGATCGACAGCTGGGACTTCATCGACGGCACTGGCGGCGATCGGGTCAACGCGCTCACCTATGTGCGCACCACGCAGGACGACCCGAGCGGCGCACCGACCTGGAGCACCTGGCGCGAGTTTGCCAACGCGATCGTGCGAGGCCGTGGCTTCCAGTTCAAGACCATCGCCACCAGCACCGACCCGGCGCAGAACATCATCATCGAGCAGCTGGGCACCGAAATGGAGCTGCAGCAGCGCACCGAGCAGTCAGCAACGCTGACAAGCGGCGCGGGCACCTATACAGTCACCTTCACGAACGCGTTCTTCTCAGCACCCAGTGTTGGGGTCACAGGGTTCAACATGGCCACCGGCGACTACTTTGCGATCGCTTCCGTGACGCGGACCGGATTCCAGGTAACCTTTAGGAACAGTGCCGGCACCGCCGTGAGCCGTCAGTTCACCTACACCGCCATCGGGTTCGGGAGGCAGATCTAGAGCATGGCCCAGCACGACTATGTGATCGACAACCAGTCGGGTCTGGCGTTCCGGCAAGACCTGAACAACGCGCTTGCGGCTGGTGTGAGCCTCAACAGCGGCGCCTCGGCTCCCAGCACCACCTACGCCTACCAGCTTTGGGCGGACACCACTGCCGGGGTGTTGAAGCAGCGCAACGGCGCAAACAACGCCTGGGTGACGATTGGCACGCTGGGCAGCGCGAACCTGGGCTTACTGCCGGCTGCCACCGCCGCATCGACCTATGCGCCACTGACCGGCACCGGTGCGTCAGGCACGTGGCCGATCAGCATTTCCGGCAACGCAGCCACAGCGACGACCGCAACGACCGCGACCACGCTGACCGGTACGGGGTCACTGTCTGCTCTGGACTACTCCTACACCGCCGACTTCCCCAGCGTGCGTCCGTCGCTGCTGCTGGACTTTGCCAACAGCAAGGCGCTCGACCCTCGAATGTCGTTCTCTAGGGCATCGACGGCCACCTATGTCGGCGCTAATGGGCTGATCAAGACTGCCGCGATCAACGAGCCCCGCTTCGATCACAACCCGAGCACGGGCGAGAGCTTGGGGCTGTTGATTGAGGAGGCGAGGACGAACCTTCAGACGTACAGCGAACAGTTTGACAATGCGGCGTGGACAAAGAGCAACACAACTATTACGGCAAACGCAGCAACCGCCCCCGATGGAAGCTCAACTGCCGACAGATTACTTGAAACAGCAGTAACAGGTACTTTCTACGCGCAAGGTGCAGGCCCCACCACTCCTGGAACATATACTGCTACAGTATATGCAAAGGGGGATGGCAGTGGAAGATTGCTAAACCTTACATTTGGGCAAAGTGGCGGATACCGACAAGCATATTTTAATTTATCCACAGGAGTGGCATCAAACGTTGATGGAAGCCTAACTGCTTCAATTCAAGCTCTTCCAAACAACTGGTACAGGTGCTCTATTACTGGCACTTCCAGCTCCTCTTCAACGCTTTTTATATTCTCAGCAGCCACAGCAGGCGACAATTCTGTTTATGCCAATCGAGCTGGAAGCGCCTCTGCTGGCCTTTACATCTGGGGCGCCCAACTAGAAGCCGCCAGCTTCCCCACCAGCTACATCCCCACCGTTGCCGCAACCGTCACCCGCAGCGCGGACGTGGCGCAGATGACGGGGACTAACTTTTCGAGCTGGTATAACAGCACAAATGGCAGCCTTGTCTCGATTGCTCAAACGCCATCAGGTGTTGCGTGGACAAGTGCTCAGCTGATCGGTGGCTTTAGCAACGCAGTTTATGCACAAGGAGCAGGTGGTTATGGTCTGCTTGTAGCGGGTTTTTACTCAAGCAACGTTTGGCAATCTAGTGGCTTTGCTTGGAACAATGGTTCATCAAACTCTTTAGGCGGCTACCTTAACTTTGGCGCAAATAATTACACGCTGCAAAACAGATTTGGCTTCATGGCATGGAGCCCAACAGAAAGCACGTTTGGAATCAATGGAGCACTTGCTTCTGGAAGCGCGACAACAGCTGCTGGAACGGTGGCTGGTTTTGTTGATCGTTTTATCATTTCGGGAAACTCTATTGACTCTTACTATTTGCCTCCTGGCTCTGTTCTAATCAAGCGCATTGCCTTCTACTCAGCCCGCCTCACAAACGCCCAACTCCAAAACCTCACGGCCAGCTGATCATGACCTACTACCTCCGATTCCTTGATCAAGCAGCCGGCATCGCTGCCCTGGAAGCTGCTGGCATGTATCGCCCGGCGACCGAGGAAGACCCCGGCGGGCCGATCTTGGCGACCATCGACTACGCGCTCGACGTGGTCGGCCTGATCGTGGACACACCCGCCGAGCTGGACAATGACGGCAACGTCATCACCCCCGAGACGTACCTGCCCGGCTGGCACGTCAACTACATCGGCGATCTGCCGCCATCATGGGATGAGTTCGTCGTCTACCCGGTCAATCCCGTCCGCGTTTTCGCAGGTAACGTCTGATGCCCAAGCTCGTAGGCACTGGCCTGAACCAGGTCCCGATGAACGCCATGCTCGGCAGCATGGCGTTTCAAGACATCACGTCCTATTTCCGCGCTGTTCAAGGCACCGCTCAGAACAGCACCAGCGGCACCAGCATCGACTTTACCGGGATCCCTGTCTGGGCGAAGCGGATCCAAGTAATCCTTAGCGGCGTGTCCACAAGCGGCACCTCGCTGATTCAGGTGCAAATTGGCTCTGGCAGCGTCACGACCACTGGGTACGTCAGCGGCGCTTCAACCAATGGCGGCACTAACGTGGCGGCGGGAGTCAACAGCACCACTGGGTTCATTACTGAAGGCGGCGGTGCGGCAACCGTGGTTCGCCACGGCATGATCACGCTTCACAACGTCACCGGGAACACTTGGGTGATGTCGTCTTTTGGCGGCCGCTCTGATGCGGGATTTGCACAAGTCGGCGGCGGCAGTATTGCCCTGAGCGGCGTTCTTGACCGGGTGCGCATCACCACAGTGAACGGCACCGACACCTTCGACGCTGGCTCGGTGAACATCATTTACGAAGGCTGATGGCGGTCAAGTCCAAGCAAGGCACCGCCAGGCTCGACCACCAAGCCGGACCGCCTAAAACCACCAGCCAGGGGCAGGGCAAGCATTCCCGCCCACGCCGTCGGGGCCGCAAATCACTCAGAGGGCAGGGCCGGTAAAGGATCCGCAAACCGGCGAAAACTGGCGATGTATCCGCGATCACTTTGAAGCCGCGGGCAAGCGTGCCCTTGCCTTCGTCGCCGGGAGGCCTGATCCCTTCGGTCGCTACGATGTGGCCAAGCCCGGACCAGCCGATGGCGGACGAACCTAAGACGGTCGGCGGCGTGTTCGCTGCTTCCCTCCCGGCGGCACTGGGCGCCGGCATGTTCGCCATCGGCGCCCTGCTGGTCAACATTCAGATCCAGCAAGCCGCCACACAAGCAGCCGTCCAGCAGCTGGTTAAGGCGGTCGAAGAACTCAAGACAGACAGCAAGCAACGTATCGACGACCTGGAACGCCGGGTGCGGATGCTTGAGATCCAGAAGTAACCTGAGGCCATCCACATGGACGCCATGAGCCCCGAAACCACCGCGGTCGTCGCCATTGTCATCGCTGCTGGCAGCGAGATCATCGCAATCAGCCCCCTCAAGTCGAACAGCTGGATCCAGCTCCTGCTGCAGGCTGCTCGGCTGATGTTCCCCAAGCGCTGAGACCATGGCCAACGCCGCACCGATCACGCTTGAGCAGCTGTTCCGCTTCAATCGCGGACTGCCGCACCAGCTGGCAGCGATCGCGCTGCTTGAGCAGGATCTGGCCGTCAACGGCTACGCCGCCGCGATGCGCCGCGATCGGGCATGGTTCAACACCTGGAGCCAGGACGGCAAGCAGGTGGACCTGGCGGCCGCTCTCAAGCTGATCAAGCAGTTTGAAGGCTTTCACCTTGAGGCCTACCCCGACCCGGCCAGTGGCGGCGACCCGTGGACGATCGGCGTTGGCACCACCCGCTACAGCGACGGCCGGCCGGTCAAACGTGGCGACAAGATCAACGCGGTCGAGGCCGACATGCTGCTGCGGCAAGAAGTCGATCGGATCGCCGAGAAGTTGCGCACCACCATCCCGGCCTGGTCAGAGATGGCCGACCACCAGAAGTGCGCGCTGATCAGCTTCGCCTACAACCTCGGCGATGGCTTCTATGGCGCCGAAGGGTTCGAGACGATCAGCAAACGGCTGCGCGAGAAAGACTGGGCCAAGGTGCCCGACGCGCTGCTGCTCTACCGCAACCCCGGCACCAACGTCGAGGCCGGCCTGAAGCGCCGCAGAAAGGCCGAGGGCAGCCTGTGGAACCATGGCAAGGCACCGACGCAACCTGAGCAGGCTTTGCCCTACAAGGTTGGCCCGGCGGATCCGTTCAGCACCAAGCTGTCAGCGCATTTCACTCTTGGCGAGTTTGCGCTGGGTGATCCGGCCCGGCGGTTCATCGCGCAACATCAGATCGACACCGCAGCCGAGCTGGCAGCCTTCCTCGAGCGGGTGCGGGTGGCCTTCGGCGGCAAGCTCATCACGATCACCTCCGGCTACCGACCCGCAGCGATCAACAAGGCAGTCGGTGGCGCCAGCAGCTCCGAGCATCTTTACGATGCCCCGGGCGTTGGTGCGGTGGATTTCTACGTGGATGGCGCCGACATCTACAAGGTGCAGGACTGGTGCGATCGCGAGTGGCCCTACTCGCTTGGCTACGGCGCCCCGAAGGGCTTTGTCCATCTCGGCATCCGCCAGGGCCGGCCTAAGGTTCGCTGGGTCTACTGACCAGCGCATGATCCTGCCCGACTATGAGATCCACCACCTGTGCAGCAAGCACGCGATGGTGGTGCCGTTCGATCCCGAGCTGCTCAACCCCGCCAGCATCGATGTCCTGCTGGGTGATCGGTTGATGGTGGAAGTTGAGTATCGCCACGACCTGGAGATCCTCGGCATCGCCCACTACACCCAGGCTGATCCTTACTGGCTGGCGCCGGGTGAGTTCTGCCTGGCGGAAACCCGCGAGATCTTCAACCTGCCGGATTTCATCGCGGCGCAGTTCGTGCTCAAGTCCAGCCGCGCGCGAGAGGGCCTCGAGCACCTGCTGGCTGGTTTCTGTGATCCTGGGTGGCATGGCAGCCGGCTGACGATGGAGCTCAGCAACGCGCGCCGCTATCACTCGATCCCGATCTGGCCCGGCATGAAGATCGGCCAGATGGTCTTCCAGAAGATGCAAGGCATCCCAGCCAGCACCTATGCGGTGACCGGCCGCTACAACCGGGATGAGGCGGTCACCGCCAGCAAGGGCTAACCTGAACCCGTGGAGAGACTTGAGCCCGGCGGTGCATGACGCCGGGCTTTTTTATGCCACCAGTGCCGCCACCTTGGCCGCTGCGGCCGCTGCAGCCTCATCGATGAGGTGCGCATACCGCTGGGTGGTCTGCGGGCTGGCGTGGCCCAGCAGGCCGCCGATCTGCGGCAGGGAGAGGCCGGCGCTTACACCCAGGCTGGCGAAGTTGTGCCGCAGGTCATGCACCCGCAGGTTGCGGATTCCGGCCGCGGCCAGCAGGTCGTCCCACATCCGCCAGTAGCCGACCAGGTGGCCGTCATCGTCGCCGGCGATCACCCACTCGCTGTTTGATCGGCGCCGCAGCTGCTCGAGCACGGCCACGGCCGCCGGCGGCAGATGCACCTTCCGCTCGTCGCCGTCCTGCCCGGTCTTGTGCGCCTCGGCCGGCACCTTCAGCACCGCCAGCTCGAGGTCGATCCACTGCCACCGCGCGCACATCAGCTCGCGGATGCGGCAGCCGGTGACCAGCAGCAGCCGCACCAGCTGCGCGAACCGCCACCGCACACCAGCCTCGGCGAACGTGTCCAGCGCCGCCAGCAGCCGCTTCAGCTCGTCGCGGGTCAGATACCGCCGGCGCTTGCGTTCGGTGTTGGCCTGAATCCCCTTGCATGGGTTGGTGCCCTTGGCGCGGATGCTCCAGAGCTCGGCAAGGTTCATCGCCTTGCGCAGCACCGCCAGCGCGCGGTTCTGCTGGCCGCGGGGAAGCTCCTCGATCATGTCCATCACTTGCATGGCCTGCAGCGTGGCAACCTTCTCCGCGCCGATCTGCGGCAGGATGTGCCGCCGCCAGAGCACTTCGTAGCCGGTCGATGTGGAGGCCCGGACGTGCTTGGCATAGTGCTTCTCTTTCACCAGCTCGGCGAGCTCGGCGATCGTCTTGCCCTGGCGCAGCAGCTGCTTGTCGGTGCCCGGTGCTTCACCCTTGGCGACGGCCGCGAGGATCTTGATCGCCTCCTCCCGGGCCATGGTCAGGCTGACCACTTCGGCTCGGCCGATCTTGTGCGTCTGCTGCTTGCCGCTGGGCTCCCGGTAGCGGACGTAATAGGTGCGGACTCCCGTGGGTAGCACCATCAAGCCGAGGCCGGAGATCTTCCGATCGGGCTGCCATTCGCGCTTCATTTCACGCTCTCCCATTCGCGCACTATTCGCGCAGATTTGCGCGAACGGCCGGGATCTTGCGCGAACGACCGTGAACGGGTCAATCAGAAAAGGCGTGATGAATCAGAGCGATAGTGAAGATTCGTGAACCAACGTGAAGGCTGCGAACGAAGCTGAAAATCGCAGTGTCGGTGGTTCGATTCCGCCCCTGGGCACCAAAAACCGCAGCAAGATCAGCCACTTAAACGAACAGCTCAGAGGGGCTGCAGAAGCTCGCCGAAGCCGTTTGCGCACTATTCGCGCAGAAGCCGGCAGCCCACCATGTCACCCTCGGTGAGACAAACGGTCGCAGCCGATCGTTGGCTAGGAAGTAGCTCGGAGCACGCTGGATTTGCTGCCGGATTCCGCGACTGATGATCTCCCGCCCCATCGCCCAGCCCTGCAGGTGGCACGTGGCGCCATCGACCAGGATCCAGGCGAATGGTGCGGCGAGCTTCTGCGGCGTGATCTCGCGCTCAAATAGGTAGAGGCGGTTCCCGGGGCGGACGGTGGCGCGCACCTCCCAGAGGCCGCCCACATCGGGCTCGCAGAAGCCGGCGTCGGTGGCCAGATAGCGCCAGTCGATCGGCAGATCAAAGAACAGGTGCAGCGCCACCTCTGCGATGGCGCCTGGCACGTCAGTGGCCTGGCATGTCTGGCCGCCGGAATGATCGAAGGATCCAGCTCGACGGCGATTGCCTCGGCGCGCGTGCGCAACCTGGGTGGCATTGCTCACCAGGTCGGTGGTCAGTGTGATCTTCAGCGGTGGGAGAGCTGCTGCGATCAGCTTGCCGCATCCTGGCCAGCTTGCCGGGCGCTTCGGCGGGGTCATCCATCTCGCGCAGGCACCAGTCATCGACGCCGTGGCTCTCGGCCCAATACTGCGCGGCGATGTGAGTGGGGAACGGTCCGACCAGCCAGGGGCCGATCTCGATGGCGTAGGTCATGGGTGAAAAGGTAAGGGCCGCCGAAGCGGCCCGGTGAGGGTTAGGCGTTGACCGGCACGATCTGCAGCATCGCCCGCACTTCGGGGCAGCTGATGGCTGCGATGCGCTTCTGAGCTAGGGCGAAGGACCCGCACCAGCTCAGCGCCTTGGTGTCGAAGCACACGGCATGGGTGTAGGTGCGTTCGGTGGTGCGCTTGGCGATCTCGCCATTGGGAAGGGTTGCGGTCAGGGTGGTCTTAGCCATGGCTTGGAGAGCGGTGGGAGCCGTGCCCCCGATGAACTAACTATACACCGCCGACGGTGCCCTTCCTCGATCAAGGCCAGCCCGTTCACAATCCGTCACACACCGGACGATCCGGTTGCGTCCGTTACCGTTGGCCCAGCGGCGGTCATCCCATGCGGGCGTTCCTGATCGAGATCACCGCCAAGGTGGTGTTTCGCTCCGACACCGACCCAGACGAGCTGCCGGCTGATCTCTACAGCCGCATCACAGAGCACATCGGCAACGACGACGACATCCTCGAGCTTTCAGTCGAGGCCTTGCCCCTGCCGCTCGATCTTGGTGGACAAAGCACACATTGACGGCACCCGCCTGGTTACCCGGCGATCGGCCCGCGACCAGATCCACCTGGCATGGAACTATCGCTGCGCCTATTGCGACGACCCGCTCGGCCGCAGCCCAACGCTCGATCACGTGGTGCCCAAGGTGCACGGCGGCCTGACCGTCCGCGAGAACCTGGTCAGCTGCTGCCTCATGTGCAACAGCCAGAAGGGTCACAAGCCATGGGTGGACTGGTATCGCCAGCAGCCGTTCTGGTCATCCATCGGCGAGTGGGCAATCGCTCGGTGGGTGGCAGGTGAGACCTAGCGCGTCAGCAGGTGGTTGAGATAGAGCTCCGCCTGCCATAGGTCGCTCGAGTAACGGCACACCCCATGGGCGCAGCTGCGGTAGTACAGCTCACCACCACCGGCGGGCTCAAGCGTTTCGATCCAGCCGCCGTCGCGATCCATGCGGCTTATCACCACCGGTTCACTCATGGCCGATCGAGCACGAATAGCTCACATCGTGCGGCAAAACGGCCGCCGCTCTGGCGCGCTTCTGGGAAATCAAGATTGCAGCGCTTGCGCGTCGTCTCCCATTGCACGCAGTCCCAGCACATCGTCGGCGCACCAACCGGCCGGATCTTGGCCCGCGCCATCTGGAAGATCGACTGCGCGCGCAGCATCGCATCCTGCAGCCGGATCGTGCCGGTGTCGGCCTCGAGCTGGTGCTCAGGCTTCGGCCCCAGCACGACGCGAGCGTGCCAGTTACGGTCGGCCCGATCGCAGAAGAGAAGCAACCGGCCGCCGTAGAGGCTGATCATTCGACCTCGCCGTAGCTTGGCGCGTGGTAGAGCCGCTCCAGGATCATGCTGGCGGGTTCGTCTTCGTTGAGACCCGAGACAACATATGCCGCCAAAGGGTCAGTTTTATCGGCCGAAACGAACACGATCGAGGTGTCACGCTCCTTCACCACCAGCAGGCTGGTCCGTGGGCTGCGCACCAGCAGCGCAACCGCCAGCCGTTCCCAGAAGCTCAGGCTTGCCAAGTGTGATCCGTTCATGGCTCCAGTTTGCCGAGCAGTCGGGCGAGATACCACTGCCCCTTAGCCAGTGAGTCCTGCCCCTTGTGCCGCTCGCGCCAGATGTACTTGATCGCGTTTCCCTTGCAGTAGCCGCGGAACTCCTCGGGCGTCAGCGCGGCCTCGATCGCGTCGATGCACTCGATTTCGCCCTGGCGGTAGTGCGGTGGCTGGTTGACCAAATCGATGTCAGGCATTGGCGTTTTGATCAGATAACGGTTCTGGTCTGGTAGTTGGGATCGTCAGTGTCAGGGCCGAAGCCACTGGGGGCTGGGTCTTGGGTGGTGGGCACGGCGGTTGGCGCGTCGGCC